CGATACAAAATTTACCGCACTGGGAAACGCTTCATACTTTGTGACTGTCGCGCCATTAGTATCTAAAATCTGATTAACTTGTGGAAAGTTAATTGTTGCTGAATCTAATATTTTATTTTCTAATGTCTGAGCATGCTTAGCCATGACAAAAGTATCACTATCACCTAAACTTGGTAAATGTACTTTTACATTTGCAGTAAGTGCACCAGGTACAATTTCATAATTATGACTTGAGTCATTGTCTTTTATAGCTGGATGTTTTAATTCAGCCGAATCTAATGCTTTATTGCTAAGAGTTGCAGTGCTGCTGTTTAATACTACTGTTCCACTTGAATCTGGAAATGTAATACTATTATTCTGAGTAGGATCAACTACATTAACATGAGTTTTAAATAAATTGACACTATCACCATTAAAGTGAATGCCATCAGAGTCCAGGAATAAATAAGGAGATACTTGGTCGCTTTCACCAAGAAATTGATATATCTCTTGAAAGTTTTGATTTATTTTATTACCGGCATTACGTAAGGAATCACCTGTGCCGTCGTTGGCACTTGCTCCGGTATTAATATTTTGTCTAGCCATTTTCTCTCTCTTTAAAAGTTATCACTATTTATAATAGTTTTAGAAGAAGTCGTTACTAAAATTAAGAAGTAATTGGTTATTACTTGATAATTTAGGAAATGCTGAGTCTCCTGTAACACTATCTGCATCGAATGTTTGAGATCCTGCATTATTACCTATAGCTAAGGTATCAAATTGTGTATCAAAATCTGCTAATGTTAAATTTCCACCTTGCATCTGACCTAACTGTATAGGAGCAAGTGTAAACGTTTGTTGAGCAGGTAGAATTTGTTGTACAACCTGATTAGTAGAATTAAATTCGAATATAGCTACATCTGCCACACCTGTAAATTGTGGACCTGCAGAATCTGCAATGCCAGGAGGCATAATCAAATAATCTGGTTCTGCAATACTAACAATCTGAACTTCACCAGCAACATACATACCTGCCGGATGTACAAATAACTTATATATGTCTCTCCAAGTGTCTATAGGTAATGTAGATTTAATAAGAAGCGCGTATTTTTGATATAGTTTATCATCAGTTATATATCTTTGATCATCCGGTCCGATACGTGATGCTGATACTATAATCTCTGGTGCGTATGGTGATATACCTGCGTTATGGTTTTCTTTCTCTTTCTTTAAATCATGCACACTACCAACAATAAAAACATTTTCTTTCGTATATTTTACATCTACGAATGAATTAAAGAATACTCTAAAGAATTGTTCTATACTATACTTAGTACCTTTTGATTTATATAGAGTACTTGAATAGTCAGCAGCTTCTCTTTTATTTTTAAAACCTTCAAAGAACTGTTGACCTAATAATAATTCATCTTCTATAAATGATAATAGATCTATATCAACCTGTGTAATATCACGATTTAAAAATAATTCATCTATTAAATGTGTTGGTGATACATCACTATCAGCATAATCATAATATGCATTTAAAAATTTTGCGAACTTAGGATATTCAGTCTGAAAAAATTCAGGTAGAACATTCGATACATGTTTTTTGTTTTGTACCGATATAGCTCGTCGATTAATATCGCGTAATGTTTTATCTAATGACATATTAGCTCGTTGTAACTACTGTTGCTTGTACAAATGATGGACCATCATCGAATACTACAATTTGATTTTGACCTGGCGAAGAAAAGGATTCGTTTGCTGCTACTGCAGATATCTTAATAAAATTATTACCACCTATTATACTATCTACTATCAAACCTGTTATTTTAATAATACCAGTAGATGGTGCATATTCACCTATATTATCAATGAATACCGTATCATTGTCAATAGCAACTAGTTGTAATTTAGTACTATTTAACTTATTTTTAATAGTTACTTTTTTACCATTAGAAAAGAAAGCTGTAGAAGTTATTGTATGTGATTCATTATTAGGTTCAGAAATTGGCGATGCATATCTAAGATCAGCTGATTCATTAGTCCCTAAAAATGGTACATATCTCTTTTGTACTTTTAAATTTGCACGTGAAGATAATACTGAAGGATCGACGTCATCAACTAAAGATAATAAGTTAGACCGCCTATATGACTGATCAAATAAACCAGTGCCATTACTAAAATAATTTATAGTTGCAGTTTCAACTCTATCTTGAATCTCTTGTACAGATGATGATGTAAACTTAGGGTTGAACTGAAAAAAGACTGAAGTTTCAAGGAATGTAATATCAGGATCTTCAAACTTAATATCAAATGTAATAACCTGTAGCTGCTTACCTAATGCAATGATATCGCCTTTTGTTTTATCTATTGTTGCCTGTGTTACATCGTCTTTAAATACTATTGATAAGAAGACACACCCGTATTCCTTACGTACTGCATCTTCACCACCGTATGCTTGTATATCTTTAATTAGATAGCCAAAGTTTCTTTTAACTAATGTGGCGTAGTCAGATGCTGTAACCATTCTATTTTGTGATGCATATGAGAATGGTGCATTCTTACGTATAGAAGCAACTGATTCTACAACAGAACCAGACACAGCTTTAGTTACTGTAGTTAAAGATAAATTAAATGATGTATTTCCTGCAGCATTAGGCACACTAATTTGATTAACTGGTGTAAATACTGTAGCTCCATTTGCATCTGGGCCAGTTGTAGAAAGATATTCTACAACTATTTTATTACCAGCTTCAGGTGCTTTACCTAATGTAAAGCCATCACCAAAAGATAATTCATAGAATCCATTCGGAGTTTCTCTTAAAATATAAACTTTAGATTGATCGTCAATCGTATCAGCTTCTTTTAAATCTGTGAATGTAGAAAATGTTGTAGTAGATAAGTCATTATACACACTAACAAATGCTGTTGTAGTATCGATATTTTTATCTGGTATTACATATACTGAATCAACTGAGTTTTCACTAACCAGAAAAGTCTTTGTGATATTAGTGCCTTCTTTTATTGTAATAGCTTCACTAATTTTATCATCTTTGAAAATATATAATCCAGTACCATTATCTTCTGCTGTAACAGTACCTATTGTTTCAAATGTATACGATATGTTATCAAATGTAGTAGTAAACTTTGTTCCTCTTGGTAGTGATAGAAATGTTGGTCTACCTGCAAGATTACCTGTGTTAACTGATAAATTTATTGTAGCCGTTGAAGCAGCCTTTGAGGCAGGCATGTAACCAATAGCTTCGGCAAGTGATACGACAGATGATCTTAATTGAGCAGTTGTAAGATAAGATTCATTCAATGCCATATTTGCAGTAAGTGCATTGAAATGTGTATTATATGCCAACACATCAAGTAGAGCTGAAAGGCCTGAACCTTCGAAGTTATAATCATTAAAATCTGGATTATTTTGTAAAGAAGTTTTTAAACTATTTTTAATATTTGTAAAATCTAGATCTGTTGAACTTATTGTTGTTACCATTACCTTAACCTCGACACAGTAGTTTCTAATTCTACTTCTTGTTCATTTGACTTAATTCTAAATAATAATGTTACCTGCAATGAATTGCGGTCAGGATTACTATTTACATCTATGTTTAATATTTTTGCTCTTGGTTCATATTGTTCTATTGCGCTTTGTATTTGGTCTTCAATATGAGTACCCATACCAGCATCTGCTAATTCAAATAGCATACCTGTAATATTAGCGCCATAGAATATTTCAAATGGCTTTTCATATCTATTAGTAGAAACTATATTTTTTACAGATTGTTTAACAGCATCAGCATCTGTTTTTTTGTATATGTCACCACTAGGCCTTCTTTCGAATAATAGATCTATATCCGAATATAGCTTATCCCTGCTCGTAATAATCGAACTAGATAGATTGCCGTCTTCTATAGATAATACTCTTGACATGTTAAACCTTTTTCATCTATTTATAACTTTAAAATGCATCTTTAGCCAAGAAAACTTCAACTAATGCATCGTTTGATTGCACATTATTATTGTATAATGTCTGAACTTGTCGTTCGAATTTTATATTAGTAAAATTTGTTATCTCAGGTATAGCAATAATTATTTGTGCATTTAGTTCACCTGATGGGTCATACGAATCATAATCCAATATAAGATTATCGAAATAACCTACTTCTACCCATGCTAATGCTAAGTCGAATGTTTTTTCTAAGTCTATTTGACCTTTTTGATTTCTTAGCTCGAATACTATAGCTCTACCTTTATTTCTTAAATCTAAAATACTATCTGCTGTGAGCTTTTCTTCTTGTAATTTACCCGGTGCTCCAACGCCATAAGTCTCTGGCGCATAGTAACCTTCTACAACCTCTAATGAATAACTTTCAAAGTCAGTTGGGGTGTGATTACTATTAGATACTGTCTTCATTAATTCAGACATAATAAAATAATTCTTAGCTATTTGCTGTTTAACATCATTACTTAAAGTATTAAATTTACCGTGGTCATTTATACCTATAAATTTACCTATTGAAAAATCATGATTGATAATTGTATTAGTGTTTACATTAAAAGGATCAATAATTGCATTTTTAAATTTTAATTCAGGCACAATATTAAATTTAATTTTTCTTTGATCAGTTTTAAATTTTTGTACTTGCGATACACCACGTACTTGTCCTATTTGATTTAAACCTCTCTGCGATTGTGCTGTACTAGTTACAGATACTTTACCAAATTTTTCTGGCACTGCATTAACATAATTAGAGTTTAATACACCAGATGCAACTTGATACGCCGTAAACTCTCCGAAGTCTCTATTTGTTTTCTCTCTCATCTTAGCACGAACTTCTTCTGTCGTGTATTTACGTAATAGAAGCTGATTCTTAAGATAGTCATCGATATCGATTTTAACTTTACGTATACCACGATCCGATACAGTCAAATATGAATTAGTCATTCCAAGAGTAGGATTAGCAGTTGCAGTATGGTCTATGGTTGCTGCGTTTGCAGAATCTCCACCACCTACTTCAGTTAATAAACTACCAACTGAATCAAATATTTTAAGTCCTACGCCACCGGCATGAACACCAGCTCGTGCCGCATAGTCTGCATTACCTTTTAGATTACCGTGGAAGTCTGCACCATAATGTACTGTAGTACCTCCACCAATTGTACCTGTATTACCAAATACAGCAATGTCAGTTGCCGCAATATTAACATCAGGTGATGATATATTAAATTGTGTTTCAGATGTTTGTATCATATTACCACTAGATACAATTTCAGCAGATCCTTCAGTCGCTACTACTAAACTACCTTTCGTAACGAGAGTTTGTGTACCTAAAGTAAGGTTCGTAGTATTACCTGCAACGCTCTGTATAAATGAACCTGAAATAGTATTACCAGAATTTCCAAATACAGACGTCTTAGAATTATTATCAATCTGTTCGGACTTACTACCACGTGCATGTACATTATAATCTCTACAATTAACGTTATAATCACCTGTTACATTAAGAGTTAAATTTCCCTTATATGTCAGGTGTGCTTCACCTTCTACAATGACTTCATTACTACCATGGCACACTTCTACTTTATTCTTTGTAGATACAACAAGTACTGTGCCATCTGGCCTAACCTCGATGCCAGCACCTGTTTTATGTCTAAATAATATTCTTTCACCACCCGGTGTATCATTTAACTCTATGACGTGACCTGATGCTGTCTCTCGAATGTCAGCCATACCATATTGCGTCGATGCTGCAGGTTCTACTTCAAGATCTACATTCTTTACAGAACCACCGACAGATAGTTGTTTACCACCTCCACCACGTGCAGCTTCGTTTATAGATGACTGATTATGATTTTTTGTACGAGGATATTGACCAGCAGGATCTGAGAAAGCATTAGTGTTAATACCTTGTGTATCAGTAAATCCTTTACCTAATCTTAGTATCCGGTCCTGATAGTCGTCGTTTTCTGTACTCATGTCACTCTATATCTCGCAGCTTCTAATTGCACTGATGTTAATGCTGATGCTAATTGTTTACCATCGGTATAAATGTTTTCTTTATTAAATTTATTATATACGTATTGTTGTACATCAAAACCTGGATCTATCTTACCTGGATCTGTATCGCTATGCCCCCATGCCTGACCACCTGGCCATATAATATAGAACGACTCAACAAACATTGCATATGTATTCCACTGCTCTTCAGTAAAGCTTTCTGATGATGTAAATTTTTCTGGATTAGGTGTATCTGATGGACAGTTAAAACCACCTGCAAATGCTAATCCTATCGAATATAAATTATGGCCAAATTTTTTTGCATGTGCACAT